ATGAGGTAGTCCAGGATATCTTTGATGATTACCTATCCGCTGAAGGGATTACTGTAGGTCAGATAGACACGGCAGATACCGATATCCCTAATGTCTTATTTGACTACATTACCATATCAGCAGCTATGGACCGTATGGCTGAATATGCCGGTTTTACCTGGTACATCTCAGAGGAGAAGAAGCTCTACTTTGTAAATCGGTCCGACTTTACCGCTCCGTGGTCCTTACAAGAAGAGGATAACGAGGTTGAAAACGCCCTTCACAGCTCTGTCCGAAAGACCAGGTTGGCTCCTGAATACCGCAACAGGCAGATTATCAAAGCTGGAAAGGATACCACTAGCACACAGTCCGAGGATTTCAAAGGCGATGGCTCCCAAAGAACCTACGTAGTGGCTTACCCTATCGCTGAAGCTCCCACTATTACCGTGGGAGGAACAGGAAAGACTGTAGGTATAAGAGGTGTGGACACAGGTAAGGACTGGTATTGGTCTAAAAGCACATCTGAGGTAAACCAGGATCTATCGGCTTCTCCAGTGGGTTCCGGTGTCACTATCAACGTCTCTTATAAAGGGATGTTTCCAATAATCAGCATCACAATGGACCAAGATGCAATAGACCTTTTGGAATTGACCGAAGGTGGCAGCGGTATCGTGGACTCTGTGGAAGAGAGACCAGAGCTTACCACCACTGCCGAAGCAAAAGACCGTGGCAATTCTCTACTGGCAAATTACGCAGTGATAGGCACCAAATTGGAATACAAGAGCATAAATACGGAAGTCATGCCCGTTGGTGTTATGCAAACTGTTGATATTCCATCTTTGAATATGGCAGATACTGAAATGTTGATTATCGGCAACGATATTACCTTTGATGGGTCGTTAATGCTCCAACATATTACCGGGATTATTGGCCCGGTGATCGACTACTGGACCAAGGTCTTTGTCAAGATCGCTGCTGCTGCCAGGGCTCGACTCTCAGATCAAACTGCCGCTGAGTCTGCCGTCACGGTCACAGAGGCGCCTTTCCATAAGGACTGGTTGGAGACAGACTGGCCTAACCCGTGGAAGTCCATTTTGGTATCTAGCGCCCCCACACCCGCGACTGCTGGAGTTGTGGCATTCGACTGGACCGATGACGCTTTTAAGTATCTGGTGTTGTACTGGTACACTGGAGGTGTGGATACGGAGTTTTACCGTGTCGCTATCACGTCCAGAACATCCTCTACTTATGAGTCGAAGGCTTTGGAAACGGTTATTGCCAGGGTTGCTTCGGCCTACGGTAATGAACATACTATCTCAGCAGTGGGTCTATGGGGTGGAGATTCATGCAGTGGGACGGCAGGGAGTGGCATAGAGCTTTCAAAGCACGCTTACTCTCACACCAAGAACGTAAATGAGATTCTTCAAATTACCTTTGAACAGCATAAATGGAGCGCTTAAAATGGCATATACTAAAACTACTTGGGTAGAACATAACGTTATGAGTACAACAGCGAAGGTAAATGCTCTGAATAACGCAGAAACGCAATATGATGAGCTACATACCCTTTTTGATGCTCATAACCACGATTCAAGCTACTTTACCAAAACAGAGGTGGATGCACCTAGATATTTTAAAGCATCTACGGATGGATCAGGCTCTGGTCTTAGATGTAAGACCCTGGATGGATATACGTATGAGGAGCTTATGCAAGGCGTTCCTTCTTATACTATTGCCTTCTGGCCGGGAAGCGCTGCAACCATTCCCGCTGGATGGGTAAGATGTGATGGCACCAACGATACGCCTAATCTGACCAACCGGTTCCTGGTGCATCGCGGTATGGAATACTATGCAGGAGAGACCGGCGGATCTTCCAGCGCTAGCTATACGCCCACACAGGCGAATTTTAATTCCGGTGGGCATGCTTTAACTCCAGATGAAATGCCTGCCCATACTCACACCTATTCAGATAGTAAATGTGTCGCCTCTAATGCTGGAGGTCCTTATGGTGCTTCTGTGGGTTCATGTACCACCAGGACAGGCACTACATCAAGCACAGGATCAGCTACGAGCGGACCCACAGAACACCTACATGCTGTGACTTCCTTTACTTACGTAGCTATAACTAAGAGACCGGCCTACTATGCCGGCTACTGGATTATGAAAACCTAAGGAGATATAAAAATGGCTTATACTGCTCACACATGGGTAAGCACGGATTCAATAACAGCTCAACTAATGAATCATATAGAAACCTGTTATGATGAAGGAGCTTCCCTGGTAAGTTCCCATAATCATGATACCACTATTTATAGTGAAGCTGCTAGTGATGCTAAATTTTTTAGATCTACAAATACCACAATGGATGCTGATCTACTAGACGGAAGTCATGCATCAACTATCCTAGCCGCTGCTCTGCCTTATGGTGCTATCATGCCCTGGAATGGGTCGGAATATTCTATACCTTCAGGTTGGGTTTTATGTGATGGTTTTGATGGAGCACCGGATCTTCAGGACCGCTTTATTGTAGGCGTTGGAGATGAAGTTTCAGCATTAGGAGAAACTGGAGGTTCGACTACTGCCTATATGTCCGGATATATGAGTTTTGCAGCAACTACTTTAACCTCGTCCAACTTCCCCTCTCATAACCACACTTGTGAAGATATGGCTCCTAATAGGGCTAATTCCGTATCTGTTGGAGGTTATTCCGCTGCTCCAAATGGCACATCAACCAGAACGTTAAGTTCTGTGGGAGGCGGTCAAGGTCACACTCATCCGGACACGGCGGTGACTTCAGGTTCTTTCAGTATAGTTCCTGAATATTATTGTCTAGTATTTATTATGAAGGTGAGCTAAAATGTCCCATACTAAAACTACGTGGTCCAGTTCGACCACGTTTACCACTACGAATTTGAATAATCTGGAAAACCAATACGCCCACTGGTTAGCAGACCACTATACCGGCCATAGTCACAGCACTAGATATTATACAAAAACTACTATGGATTCTACATACTGGCATGCTGGCAACGACGGAAGCGGATCTGGCTGTGATGCTGATTTAATCTTGGAAGATGATAATTCTACCACACATCACGGATCAGAAATTACAGGGTCGGGCGCTCCAGTTGGGATTATCGTTATGTATTATGGTGAAGATCCTGGGTCAAGCTGGAAGATCTGCAACGGAGACAACGGGACTCCAGACCTACGAAACAAGTTCCTAGTGGGAGCTGGAAGCACTTATGCTTATGGAGACACAGGAGGTGCCAACTTCGTGACTCCAGAAAAAAGCTCGGCTACAGTGGGATCAACAGCATTAACTGCTGAAAATATCTACCATGAGCATACTTACGACGATAATTATGCTACGTCCCATCCATCCGCTAGTAAGGTTGGTAGTGGTGCGTCCACTTCTTCAGGAAACACTTATGAATCAAAAACTTCAACTACCTATTCAGGTAGTTCTTCAGGTCATACCCACACAGGAACATATACAGGCTATCAAGTGGATATGAGACCACCATTTTACGCACTACATTATATACAAAGGGTAGCGGTTTAATCCGCTATCCTTTTGTATATGTGGATTATGGCTTCCAGGCGCCTTACCTCAATATCCGCCCTTCGGAAATCTCTCTGTGCCTGAATATGGCCCGGAAGTAGCTCCTGCTGCTTATTTCTGGCCTCCATCGCCTTAGGATGGTTGGGCTTATAAGCCTGCAAGATGTTGTTCTGCTCGGCCATTGCATCCTCACTGGCTGCAAGAGCATCGAAAGCTCCTAGCCAGTTATCATATACGGCATCAATATCCGCCGCCTTAATCTCTGATATTTCCACTGTTTATACCTCCTATAATTTTAAGCAAACTCATCCTGGCAGGATCGGGGGAAAGAAGGCAATGGCATTTTGAACACCAGAAATACCTTCCTGATACCTTATTTTCCTGCCAACACCACGGGCAAACTACTGTAGCCATCAGGCCTCCGTATTTGAAATCCTCTTGTAGGTAAAGCCCCCTGGTCCATCCTCTGCAATCCAGATTTCTGAATTAAGGGCGTCCCGTCTCTGCTGCTCGACACGCAGAGCATAGCCCGCGATATCCAGCCAGCTATCTTCATGATGGCCGTTTGCAATCCGGCAAACCTTGTCCATCATGCGATATAGGATACCGAAGTATTTATAGTTATCGGGCATAACACCCTGTGGATAGAGCTGCTTCATTACCTCAGCAGTCACGTTTAGGCTATCACCATATCCCTCAATCTTTCCGTCCAGCAGATCTGCCAGCTCAATAGCTATCTGCCTACATGTTTGCTTCGGTTGCTGCATTTTTTACCTCCATGAATTGACTTATGAAGCCTCTCGGCCAGCTTCGGGCCTATTCCCTTGATACCCTGGAAATCCTCTACTGTTAAAGTGAAGATATCCTTGAATGGATGCACGGCTAAAACAGCTTTAGCCTTCTCTATGCCTATACCGTCGCATAAGAGGGCCAAGGAAGCTGCCTGCCTGCTCGACCCTACAGGTTTAGGCAGGGCAGGCATTAAGTCTGTTTTAAGGGCCTGTAATGCAATCGTCAAGGCTTCTTCCAGGGGATCTTCACCCAAAGGCCAGACCGGGATATTATTGAACCAGGCATAAGCCATTAGTTCAAAAACCTTTACCCTAGCATAATCATAATCCACCCTGGAAACACGGATCGCCCGCCAAATATCTCCAATATCCCCCCAGATAACGAACATCGCCGGGACTCCGTATTCCCTCATGGTAAGAACCTGCTCGACTCCATGACCATTTAGAGCGGAGCTGAAGAAATCGGCAGGCGACTTATTCTCAAAAACTACTTCGCGGCCATAGCTCTCGATCCTCATATCCATAATTTCCCTCTGGACTATGAATTCAAAACTATGGCGTTGAAAGAAGGAACGGAGAGCGGGCCCGCGCGGGCTCTTAAACTCTCCGCTGTCAATGTACCACTTCAAGGCCTGACCACCGCGTTTCGCTTCTCGTAGGCCCATACCGGCATAGTATAGCTGCCATCCTCCTCGACTGTGATCTGCGACTTTGCAAACCAAGCCTCCTCTCCAGTGGCAGTTAGCTTCAGGTTTATGCCTTTGTCGGACTCCTTCAAAACCGTGGCCTCAAAGTTCACGGTCTCTCCGTCATCCTCTCCCATCGGCTTTTTCTTCTCCCATGCCCACCCTGTGATCTTCCAGACCTCTCCGCCGTCCGTGATGTGGGACTTCGCGAACCAGTATGACTGTCCCTCAAACTCCACATTGAGCGCCTTCTCGGACTCTCCAAGGATCTTGATCTGCTCCTTTGGTACATCATAGAAGTCTGGAGCTGGGGGCTTCGCGGGCATGTAGGGCTTCTTTACCCAGTCTTCAACCTGGATTAGGTTGGCGCCGCTCTCAGACTTTCCGGTCACAATGCACCCGGCGCGCGGGACCCAGTATAGCTTCTTGGAGATCAGGTCCTTCACCATAACACCGTTTCCGCTTTGGGATTTTTTAACCTGCTCATATGTTTTTACCATAGTTATACCATCCACTTTCAACTATTTATAGTTTTCCAAGGGCACACATTGTAGGGACGCTTCCAGCATCCCCTTGCTTGATGTTGCAGCGGTAATGTACCAGCCTCATGAATGGAAGAGCGAGCATCCTCTCCGCCTTACCCTGGCCAAATACATCAATGGTAGGTGCGTCCGGTCCATCCCGGCCCCTGGCCTTCTGGTGCCAATTGATAGGCTTTCCGCAAATGTCACATTCCGGCCCATGCCTGGCCACCCAAAACATAACCTCCTGCTCGGAAAGCTCCGATCTAAACCCGCGCTTCAGATGTGCCTGGAATGAACACCGGGCGAAATTTACTCTATCACCATACTCTTTTGCCATAGATATAACTAGCACTCTTAACTATAAATAGTTTGCGTCCGAAGTTTCGGACACTAAAAAAGTTGTATCCGGCTAATTACCATGAATCAGCAACGGATACCTCTGCTGTGACCGGGACAGGAGCAAGGAGCTTGCATCCC